CGATGGTAGCCGCGATTTTCGTGCTAGACTCGGAGATTGGTGAGCCTACTGTGCCTTCGGCAGCTTGATTCAAGTTAGCCGCAAGTAGTGAGTAGGTGAAGAACTGAATTTGGTTGCCCTGACGAAGAGGAAGCGGTTTCTGCTTAGTCATCGACAGGAAGGGGGTGTTCGCTTTTAGATTTGGAATCGCTTCGCGCTCATCATTGTGTTTCGGTATTCAGCGTCTCCGCTGGTACGCTCTGCGTGTCGCCACGCAGTTCAGACTGTATCTTCAATTTCTTCAAAGCAATAAGTTGTAGATACAATGCTTCTCTTTCTTGTGGGCATTGTTTTCTTCTTAACCGGACATACTCTAACGCAACCAATGCTTCATCTTTCTTGACCACTAAATATGGAAGACTTGCTAAAAGAAACTTCTCAATGCTTGCTTTGGAGAATAAACTCCAAGACAAACACGGACCTTTTCCTTTGAGGTGAACGTCTCCTCCGTAAATTTCTTTACAAGAATCAAGAATGGTTTTGTCATTGTTAGCGATGGACACGATTAAATGATATGAGATGGTGTTTCTAGTCGGCGTTTTATTAACGCGAACGCATCCTTCTCCATCAAAAAATCCCGCCAAATATGCAGGCTCTGCTTTGAGGTAATCGCTGTTCGTTTCAGTCGTTACGGACCCGTGCCGCTTCATTTTCTTCAAGTTTTCTAGGTAGACGTATTTCTCGTCTTCGGAGAGTTCTTCTCTCTTGTCGATAAACTCGATCAAAAATTCAGCTTGTTCCCTTTTGTATTTCAAGTAGGGCAGAATAGCCTTGAGGAAATTAGCTACGGAAGGAAAAGATTGCAAATACCAAACATACCAGTCCTCACCTTTGTTGCTATTCACATTTAGGGAAAAATTCCCTCCAAAGTGTAAAACCAACCATTGCATCAATGCGCGTGATTTGTTGCTTACAAACACTTTTGATTCAAAGTAGGTTTTATCTCCTCGTTTGTGGACGGCGACCCTTGCGCAACCCTCTGCGTCAAAAATCCCGGCCATATAGCTTTTTGTTTTCTCTTTCACAGTTTCCTCGGTATTGTCTGCTACTTTTAGACTACCACACCGATAGTCTTTTGTCAACAGAGTTCCACCGATTTAGAACAGTTTTGATTCACCAAGAGTTTAGTGAATTGCTTGTAGTTGCGCAAGCGTCCCGGATGTTACTACTGATGCTGGTGAATAACTCATGGTTATTCCTTTGTTGTTATTTAAGAGCGCCGACTTGCAACCGCTCGGCGACGGGCTGCGGTCAATGCTGCAGCCACTTGTTCATCGCTCCAGCTTTCGAAGTCCTCGGCTGAGGGCGCAGTCGGTTGTGCCGGGGGTGCAACGGGTGTTACGTCACTTGCCCGGATTCCTAGTGCCGCTCTCGGGCGCGTCTCGGTAGCCACAATCCGTGGATTTTCGGGGCGCGGCGCAGGCAGTGCCGGTTCTTGTTGCTGAACCACTACCGGCGGAGGGGGTTGCGAAGCAGCCTTGGGTGCGGAGACTAACAAACCGTCTTCTCGCAAATCCTCAAACGCTTCTTCGATATTCTCTAATGTCCAGAGGTCGGCGTAGTACAAGTCGAACATACCTTGAGCGCCTTTGCTTACATTCTGGCCGTGTTTGAACTTAGCTATCCACTTGACGATACGTTCAACGTTTTCGTCACAAGGATAATATGAATCTCTGTGAGTGGACGCAAACTGGAATCCAACTGCGTCAATTTCTCCTCGGGCCTCGGCAACAGACCCTTTCTCGGCTTTCTCTACTAACTGCTGGAGGGAGAGTCCGTACTTCTTCTGGAACAAGTTGTCAAAAGCGAGACCGGGATCGGACTCCAATTGCGTTTTGATTTCAAAAATCTCGTCGGCGGTTAGCTGCCGGTTGGTCGCCAATGTTGGCTGCTTGACCACTGCTGGCTTAGGAGTAGGAGGGGCCAGTTTGATCTTTGTGTTCAACTCTCTGATCTTCTTGGTGGCGTTCAACTTGGCTGTCAAGACGTTGGTTAGCAACTCGTCTTTGTTCTTGCCCCAGAAAACTTCCGGGTTTGCCCCCGTACCTGGGTCCAGCACAGCTTTCCACTGACCCTTTTCCCTGCTACGAGTTACAGTAGCTCCGTCCCCGAGGTCAAAAGTTTCCGGCTCTGCCGGGTCTGGGCCAGCGACTGGTTCTACAGGAGGATCAACAGGTGCAGCGGGTGTCGCCACTATTTCTGGGTCTAAGCCAGAGAACTGGGACGTAATCGTGTCATTGGGGTCTTCCAAATCTTCGGCGTGAAAACCGAAGTCGGGAAGAGCAAATTCCTCGTCGATAAAAGGGTCTATTACTGGTTTGTTTGCCATTCTTGGTCCTTATGCAATCCGCATATACGGGGTTTGGTTGAAAGAAAAATATAGGTTTATTTCTTGCAGTCCATTAACTGGACTGGCCCATCTTCATTCCTGTGGTAATTACTCCGCTCAAGTAGTCAGTCACTTCGGGCGAAGGGTTAGCTGCAAACTCAACCGCAGCATTGATGTCTTGTTGAAACTTTCGGAAACCGTCATTCAATGCTGAAGCGGCGGCGTGTGCTGTTACTACTGTTTCATCCCCCGGAGCCAGATTCAGCAACTCTTCGTTTGCTTTGTCCCTATAACTCTGCAAGATTTCCAGCAGCAAGCTCCATACAGGGGTTCCGACGACGTTTTTGAGCATCCTACCCCGCTCGTACAAATCAAGCTGTCCTTGAATCTCATCATAGTTTTGAGGCAACGTTTGTGAAGCGGGGTTCAGAAATTGTGCAAGGTATGGGTTATTATCCACGACCACCTCTTGCAATAGCGTCAAGGTCTACTACCTTTTTCTGCGGCGGAGGAACATGCGGACGTACTTGCCGTTTCCCGGCAGAGTTGATCAAAGCCACGATCTGCTCGTCAGACAAATTGTCATACTGCGTCGGTTTGAATCCGTTTGATTCAGAATCGGGGCGGGCTAAACGAAAGATTTGCGGTTGTAACATTATCCGACCCTCCATTCTGGTTTGTCAAAATGCGCATCAATAAAGGCTTGAGGGTCACGCTTGGCTTTCTTATATTGGACAACTCCTTCAAACAAAAAGTCTATGTCTTTGGTTGAAAGAGCGTCTAAACCTTCGCCTTTTGTACAGGTGTCGGATAACTCCCATAATTGTTCCTGACTCATGTCCCAGCGAACATACTCAGCGTATTCCGCTTCACGCTCTCTCTTTATATGTTGAGCAATCAATTCGGGATACTTCTGGTATCTCCTGTTAGTTGAATGGAAATTATCAAAAGGATCAGTGTCTATGTAGTTATCGTGTTTGCCGATCATCTTATCTCCTGACCAAAATCCTTGGTCACATGAGGTTAGTCGAAATCTGGTACGCCAATTCTGTCCAGATCGCGTTGGTGGTTGTGGACTTCTTGGGACAGAGAAATTAACCATTCTACAAGAATCGACGAGACATCTTCTCCCGACTTTATTTTATTTTGGATTTCTTGTATTTCTTCTGGTGAAGGGTTATACCACATAATTCCTCTGTCCATTAAACGGACGGTATTAAACTGTTAAACTTCCGAACCAAAACCAGTTGTAGCTTCCGGTTCGCCTGTTAGTTCTTCTGGTTCTACAGACTTCTTGAAGCCTTCGCGGAGTACATCCCGAGCAGCCCGAGCCACATTCTCGCTGTCTGCGGCAGCTTCTTGTTGTGCAGCCTTCTGAGCTTGTAGAGCCTGCTGTTGTTGGAATTTCTGCTGGGCTAGTCCGCCTTGGCTTTGTTGTTGCTGGCGTTCCTTGTCTTCGTCGGTCATCGGCACGATAACATCGTTCATGTTCTTCCAATCGGAAGCCTCGAACCACATACGGATGATTTCTGATACATCGACTTTCTTGCCTTCGATGGACAATTGTTCCAGCAACTGGGGGTTAGCAAGAAACTGGGTCATCATCGGCAGACCTTGGGCCATGTTCCGGCGGGTCTGCATTTTCGATCCGGCCAAGATGTTAAACTTCACCTTGGCGTTCAAGATGTCAATCAGGTCTTGCCCCGAGTTCATGTAGTCGTGTTTCAACTCGTCCGACATAATGAATTTCAGTTGCGACTCAGGCAACATCGCCCGGTTCATTTCTGAGATTTCATACAGCAACGGAACAATGACCTGGGTAGCTAGTTTATCGATGAAATCTGAGATTCCAGATGAAGCGCCTTGGCCCAACATCTGAGCACCGGCAGAACTACGCGCCAGGTTCGAGTGTCCGCTGCTTCCGGCTTGGCCTAGACTGGTGATCGAGTTGTTGCCAGAAACCGTGTCAACACGGCCTTGCGACATCGCCAAAAGCTCTCCAGCTTCTGGGACAGGATCGGACAACTTCAGAGGCTCGATGTCACCTTTGTTGTCCACCTCGATGATCTTACCAACTCCGATTCTTACGCTCTGAGTCGGGATGGATTTTCCGCGAACACGGATCAACGGGTTGTTCAGCTTCAGGTTGGCGTTGTCCAGCAGTAGATGCGTGACGCCGGTCATCAGCCGCTGCTCAGAGCCAATCGTGCGCCCGAGACCTAATGACCAGAAAGCGCCAGGAATATCCCACCAGCCGATAGACAAAAACGGAATCTTACCGTACACGTTCTTGCCATTGAAGATGGTTAGCTTCTTTTGCAGGACTACGATATAAGTGTTATTGTCCCACCGCTCCAACACTTCCAGCGGTTTCTGGAAAGGGTCGGCAGTGGTTTCTTCAAACTGGGGTTCGGCTCGGGCTTCCCACATAGGGTTGCGGCCGCCTTCTCCGGCGATGTCTTCTTCTACCGGCTCTTGCGGAGGCAGGAATAGCCGAAGAAGTTCATCCTTTGAAGGGATGGTGTACCCTTCGCGGTCGCGGAGGTTGTCAAGGTCTTCCCATGTCATGTACCGGCGACGGATGACGTATTTCGCTTTACGAATATCCGGGACGTTTAATCCTGGGTCTACCAGAACTTCGCGTAGGTTGACGATGTGTTCAAACGTTGGCCGGTCAATGACTTCGGTGATTACTTCTTCTTCTAATTCATCATCCGAAATGGTGGTATCAGGAAGACCGGGTAATGTGCTTTTGATGACCGCCGCCGGGGTTGCCCGCTTTACAATTTTCCGTTCACGAGTGAATTTTTCCCAGCCATACTGGAATAAGGAAGTTCCAAACAACAAACAGTTGGCTGTACCGAGGCGCAGTTCCTCGCGGAAGTTAATGTCTTCCAGTTGATACCCAAGCAAAGCGGACACAGCACGAGCAGCCTGCGACGTAGTGCCGGGGCGCTCCTGTACCATGAAAGGCGGGTTCTCGTAAAACAACCCGGACAGAACCTGCGGGGTGATCCCGTTCACCGCTGTAGCTACTGTGAAAAACGGAATCGATGCAGCTTCTATCTGAGTTCCGGGCCAGTATCTCGGGGTGTACGGAGACTCATACAAAGTACGAGCGAATGACCAACCGAGAATAAACTGCTTCGTCTGCTCGGCCTGTTCCGCTCTTAGAGCGTCTTGTAAAACCAACTTAAGGGCCGGATCGTCTGCCCATTCGCCAGAAGACATGAAACCTTGCGCTTCGGCATGAGTAATAGGCGCATGGGTGTCAAAACTAGGCTCGGGGAGAATCATTATTTATCCTTACTGTATCGGTCTTGCGTCTATTGTATTCGGGTTGCCGTCAAACATATTAATATTTCTGATCCCTTGCGTTGGGAACCATTTGACCAGAAGAAAAGTCAACGCCCCCCTTGAAACTAACTGTTGACTGTCCAACACCTTCCCCTTTGTTAGGGGTTACTTTGAAGTTGGAAGCAATCACACGAGAGCGGTCTCCGGGAACAGGAGTTCCAGGTCCGTCGTCTTCTGTGCTGCGCGGGGCGCATTGGTTTACGGTTTGTTTAACCAGTTGGTTTGACCCGCTGGATTCGCCAGCAGCTCCCGTAGGCCCGATGTCGGGGAAATCAGAGCCTTTGCAGTCGCGGGGGTAAAGCAGATTTCCGCTCATTGTAATAAGTGAATCAGACATTTAGTAACCTCTTTGTGTTTGGGCCGGAGCCGAAGATATTGATGTATTGGGAGGAGGAGAAGATGGCAATGCAGGCAGGTACGTTCGCGGCACTGTCGATATTTTAGTTCCCCAAGATTGATTCACCGGGAACCCCGACGGCAATCCATTTAATGGACTCGCCGGAGGAGGAGTCGTCCATCCGTTTGGTCTATCGACTTTGACGTGTGGCTGGAAGGTAAATCCAAATAATTCATAAGTGCCGTTGTTTGGGTTATCACCATTTGGCGGCATCTTCGCTATGAATTTCTGGCCCGACTGAGTTCTCCACTGACTCGGAGACGAAGCGTCGGCGGTGTGCTCGGCGAGTATTTTTCCGTCGTCATCCAGGATTTCAACGTGGAGTTTCATTATCCAAAATACCCCGCTCCCAAAATGTTTGGCAAGCCGTGAAAAGATGTTTGCGGTTCTGGCTCCGGCATGTATTCCGGCTGCGTAGCCACAGGCATCCAGTTAGTTATATTTCCGTTTTCGTCCATAAAAGACGATCCGGGTCCAAGCATGTAATCTTCGTTGAACAACTGGTCCCAGCCTTGCTGGTCTACATACGAAAACATATCCCGGTTGTTTTCGATAATCGCTTGGGTTGCTTGTGGGCTGTAGTTTAACTGATACCCCAGATTATCTGGTATGTCGTCGTGGTGGTGGTCGAACATGCACTTTTCAAATTCGTTGTAAACAACCTCCATTTTGTTTTTGGGAGGGGGGTTGTCTTCCATGCAGTAGTTGGCGAATTTGAATCTGCCTTCAGCAATCCACGGGTGCAGCGCGCCCATGCGGTTCTTCTTGGCGTCTTTCTGCTGATCAGGGGTGAACCAATTGATGCCTCGGATCAGGTCAATCAAATAAACATCTCCGGTCCGGTACGCCGCTTGACTCAAGGAGTCTTTTAAGTACGTTGCTCCTTGTGCGTTTTCGATGGCTACCGTAAACGGGTGTTCTTCTTTAGCTAACTTGATGATTGCTTGGACGATCTGGTGCGGCAGCATCCGGTCACGGACAATTTTGCGTACATACCCGACAGTCTGTTTGTTTCCGTTCTTTTTCCCGTCTGGTCCTAGTACGTCTTCTTCGCTCCAGATTACAGAAGTGCCCACTGTGAAGTCCCGGCCCTTCTTCTGGCTTGAAGCTAAATCCCACACTTGAGAACACGGCCCTCGTTTGGGCATCATTGTGTAGGGTATTGTCGCTCTTAAAAGCATTGCCCGGTCGAAACCGACTTGACTGGCGTTTCTTGGATTCTGGTTTCTCTGACCTTCAAAAGACTTTTCGTCTTTGGTAAAGTCAGCCATGCACCAAGCGAAGTCCATAAGGTGCGGCAGCAGAAAAATGCAACCTGCTTCCCCGGCTTCGTGATACGATACTGGTTTTCCTTCTAATTCAAGTTGGGCTTTAACTTCCGGCTTGATTTGAATCGCACGACCAATCAGGATGTTGGTATTAGTGGTCAGGTTCTCGTAGAACTCCCAACCTCGGCCAAACGTTTCTTTAATCTCTCCGATGTTTTTGGACAGAAGGACGCCGTAATGGTCTTCGTCAGCGTATCGGGTTCCTACATAATCTATGTAGTACCCGCCGAGGGCTAACAGTTTTTCGGCCAGAAACAAGGCGTTTGAAATCTTTTCGCACAGCAGAGATGTTTCTGAATTGGTGTCAGACACTGCATCGTCTGCTTTGATTAGCTCGTAACGCCAACCGGCTTTGTTTTTCCCTACCGACGAGGCGTAAACTGTAGGCTCTTTACGTCCTGTTTTCTTTGAGGCATAAACCGGGCAAGTAAACTCGTTTGCCGCCCCTGCTTTGCCTTCTTCTACGCAGAACTCTGGGAAGAAAAGATTCATCCAGGTAGGGTCTTCTTTAATATAGAAGTGCCCCTTGACTTCGCCGACGAAACCTTCTGCGAGGCTTTTTTCGGCGGTAAGATACAAAATTCTGATTGAGGGAAAACACAATACCCACTGGACGGTATCGACGTGGTCAAACGTTGACTTCGCCCCGCCTCTAGGCCATAGCAATAGTCGTGTTTTCACATCGCTTTGCTGGTTAAGAGGAAGGTCTGGATTCTTCTGTACAAATAATTTAGTGAATGGTCCGTAGAACTCTTCGTCAAATATGTTTTCTTCAAACGGTCTAAGACCATTATCTGACGCCGGATTTGACATCCAGGTAAAATACCGCGCCATCCACATCAAATCGGTTTTGCATCGGCGGCGCACTTCCCGTCCTAATTCGCTTTCCGGGATGTGGGCTAAACCCAACTTTGCTACATTAAGTAAATCCTCTCGGATTTCTAGTAAGTATGAGTATAATCGGTCATTGGGGATTAGACTATTGCCGCCGAATTCTTTGGAGAGGTCTCCGAATCTGTCTTCGTTGTTCTTAGGCATGGATTCCGTTTAGTGGACTAATCGCTTGAGTTCTCTATAAAAATATCTTCTGAGTTATCAATTCTGTGTAATCGGGCTTCGTGAAACTCTAACCAAGCTGCTGGGCAGTCTTCGGATTTTGGCATCGCCAAATACCTAGTATAACCAACTCCTTGCACCACGACGCTAGGGACGTTGAATTCATTTTGCTGGCTTCCGTCATCGACCGACCAAACCAACGGGTAATCTTCTTTTTGGTTGAAGTACACGCGAAGTATCGGGTAGGTGGTTTCAAATTCAATACCGGGCATACAACTCTCCATGTTCGTTGGCCAGTCCTTTGAGTATGTTATCAGCCAACTTTGCTTCATTCTCGTGCTGCAAAGCCAGTTCTGTGTACCCGTTGTGTCGGCAGTTGTAGGCTGCTTGCCGAAGTTCCCGGCCTTTGGAGCCGACGAAAAACCTGATGTCCTCAAGAAGCTGAAATGTCATTATCGGATGCTCTGGAACAACTGTGATCCCCAGTAAGCCGGTTCTGCCAAAGACGATCCTGTTTTAATTATCGTAAACGTCTTGGCCAGGTCGCACTTGAACCCTTTACAAGGCGGCGGAAACAGAAACTGGTGGAATTTGGTTTGGAAGTCCCCGGTCGTTTGGCCGAGGTTATAAGTTACTGTATCGAAGTTATGTACGGTTCTGTTCAGATCGGGCGACGTAATGAAGGAGTCTAGGTCTGTGGTTGCTTGGTGCAACTCTGTTGTTTCGGAGGACAATCCTGTCAATACCAAATGCGTGTCTTGGAATAACTGGGTTTCCTGCGAATCTAAAACTCCGAGGTTCTTGTCCTCGTGACGGGCGGCTATTTCAACTTCCCCGAATGTGCCACGAACCGTATTCAAGGTTTTGGCTGTATCCGCCAATAACCCACATGGTCCGGGTACACAAGGAGTGTTGATCTTGTATAATGCGGTATTCACCCCCGCCGCCGTGCCCGCAAAGGCGTCAGCGGCGGAAGTCAGTGCGTTGCTCGTCCGCGTGATAGAGGCGTTTGCCTGCTGGATACTAGCACTGGTTTGGGATAAAACGGAGGTTGTCTGCTGCCCTACTTGCTGTACGGTTTGTGTTGCAACCCAAGCAAAGTAAGAACCGAACCCGAAGAGTACGGCCAGCGAGACGTAGAACGCCGATTTCGCCCAGTTTAGGACAGTCATTTACTTGATTCCAAGACTCGCCAAAAATGCCTTACCGTCTTCCCAGACATTCTTGAAGTCTGCTACGGTGGTGGGCAAAGTGATAACCAAGGTTGATACGTTGGTGTCGGCGGCGGCTGCGGCCAAAGCTGTCTCTACCGCACCCGCCAGAGCGGTCAAAGCGGTTACAGCAGAGGGGGACTTTTTCTCTACCGTTCCAAAAATCTTCAAAGCATCTTCGATGCCCACTTCAATACCCTTTTCAGCGGAAATAAGAACAGATGCAAAACTCATTGGTAACTCCTTAGTTACTTTGTCTGGGCCGGGGTCTCCGGCGTAGTAGGGCGTCCGCTACGGACGGCGATGTAGTCTTGGATAGTATCGTAGAACCACTTGTACCAGATACTCCCCGCGGGCGGCGGAGGCAAGTTCTTCACAGCGGCGTTGATAAACAAACCGGCTGTAGCCGAAGAAGCCAATACTGCCCAATGCTGAGATAAAAATTCAATCGTGGTAGTCATTTACATACCTACTTGTGGCGGCGCTTCCCCGCCTCCGGCATCCGGTGCTGGGGCGGTGGGCGCGGGTTGGTCAGGGGTGTTTTGGTCTATGTGCGCCAAAAGTGCGGCTTTATCCGGCATCACATGATCTTCAGGTTCGGGGGCGGCTCCTGTTTCATCAGGCAAGAAATGGTGGGTAACTACGTGTCCGCCCGACTTGCCGTGGCGGATGGTCATTGTGTGCGGTTTCTTGCCGCCGGACTTGGGTTTAGGCTTACGCCCTCCGCCCATCGCCGCGTGTCCTCGGGAGTGAGATTCTTTCGCCATTACTTCTTACCGATCTTGCCGAGGGCAGACTTTACTTGAGCCGGGGTGCCTTTAACTTTGATTTTTGCCTTCATCTCGGGCGCTTTGGTTGGTTTTACTGGCATCTTTGTGTTTGACATATTTTCCTTTTAATTATCCTGCGTCAGAGTGCAGCTTGCATCTGCTAACACAGTAATCGCATTGGTTCCGTTTGCAGCGGTTTGTAACGTCAGAGCAGTTCCGCTGGCCGTTGAACCATTCTGGATATTGGCGATCAAATGAACCCATTCGGTTGAAGCCGCCGCGCCGGACGCGCTCGTCTTCGTCCCCCATGCCGTCTGTGCCAGCGTGTTGATTTGCCCATAGACTCCAGCCGCCCCGATTGGACCCTCTGCACTTAGACTATAGCTAGTTGCTGTACCAGGCCCGCCCAGGCAAAATTGAAGAGTAGAGGTAGCGGCAAAAGTGACTGGTATCTCGCAACGAAGGGTGTAATTCTTACTGGCTGCGATATTCCATGTCATATTGGTGATATTTGTACAGGTGGCAGTCGTCTGTGCACCCATCGCGGATGTTAAATACCCCACCGAAAGGTCTCTTATTCCGGCGGTCGCTGCTGACCCAGCACCAGCGGTATATTGTCCGGCGGTAAATAGCCCACCATCAACTCCGGTTCCGGGAGCTATGGTCCCCCATTCTGAGTACGCGGTTGATCCGGTCCTGCTGCCAAAAACCAATTCTCCTGCATATAGCGTTGAGGAGGAAACAGAACCAATATACCAAATATTGGAGTGACCCCCGCTGTCAGCATCCTGTAGCGTGATGCCCCCAAATGCACCGTTGGTGCTTGAATTATTTATAAACTGCTCAAGCGTACCAGCAGGATTAGCCACAGAAGAGCTACTTGTCGCATACGCGGTTGAAGTACTTACCTGTAGCATTTGAAGCGCACTCCAGGTTTCCGCGCAAGCGAGGCAACTAAGTGTTGAGGTCACGGCTGGAATCGTCTCCGTGAAGGCAGATGCCGCAGACGCTGGAGTTAACGTTATGCTCCCGGTCGCCGTTGAACTTGCCAGGGTCAATGTTCCATTGCTTGTCCCGGCCACGCCTAGTGTCGCGGCCAGAGATGGGGCAACAGGGACTTGACCCCTAGCCGTCCAGTTAATGGACAAAACCAACAATAGAAGTAAAAGTAATTTTTTCATCTAAACTTTGTACCAAATCAGGAGTCTGGTTCCGGTTGCTGTAACTCCTGCAACTGCGAAATCCCGCCAGTTTAGTGGGTCTGTATCAAGAGTTCCGTCTACATACAATTCTGTATTCGCTGCTTGAGAAGCGGATACCACCAACGGAGGATATAAAGTGGCGCTATCAGAAGGGGCGGTTATCGTGACCGTACCAGCGGAAGACGCTCCACCAGTTCCTACAGCCAAAACGAGTTTGGTTACACGAATCCCCTGTCCTTGTGTGCAATTGGTCGAGGTGACGGCGGAAGCACTCCGGAATGTGGTAATGTCCGTATCAATAATAATCGGCATTTGGGTAAGTACGTTAGACATTCTATTCCTTGAAGTGGTTTCTAATTAATGATTTGACCGCGTCTGCTGCGGCTTGGTAATGGACTCTGGCGATGTTTTCAGCCAGGTCTCGGGCAACTAGCAGATCACCGTGGTACAGCTTT